CTTCGGGCTCGACCACATCGGCGGGCGCGGACGGTCTGACGTCGCGCGCCCACCGCGTGGTGCGGCGACCCATCAGATCACCGTGGTGTAGAGGAACCCGCAGGGGGCAGCGAGGATGACCGGAGCATCGGCGCGCGCAACCTGCGTCACGTAGGCGCCCTTGCCACCGCGACCGTTCTCGAACCACGTCGAGCTGACCGTCGGCTGCTCCAGCGTGATGCCGAAGCTGGCGCTGCGGCGGCTCGGTCGGTTCGCCACGCGGACGATGCCGAACGAGTTGTTCGCGTCCCACATGCGCGTATAGACGGCCGCGACGCCCTCGTTTGCGGTGTTCTGACGAGCGGCGCCAACCACAAGGTCGTCGAGCTCGAAGAGCGCTGCGATCGCCTGGCGAGTCACCACGGCGGGCGCGCCGCCGGTGTACTTCACCTGGTCGAGGATCATCGGGTTCGTCTTCAGCGCGTTGTAGACGTTCAGGCCGCAGTAGCCGACCCAACTGCCAGGACCGTTGCCGGTCCAGCACGCTGCCTTGGCCGTCGCGACGTTCGCGATTGGGTTGCCGTTCGCCGTGTTCCATCGCACGGCCGCAGCGATCGCGGCGGTGTTCGCGCCGAAGTTCGCGGCCGTCGTGAGCACGGTTGCGATCTGCTGCTCGCGCCAAAGGGCGAGTGCATCGAGGACGTTCATCGTCGGGTCGATCAACTCGAGCACGACGCTGTCCGCCTCATCCATCGTCCAGACGTCCAGGTACTCCTTGTACGCCTGCGGGACGAGCGCCACGGGGGTGTTCGTCACGTCCTGCGAAACGGTCTGGACGCTGCCGTCCGGGCCAATCGCCGGGTTGGGGTAGCTGTAGCCGTCGCGCTGCGGGCGGCTCCAGTAGTTCGCGGCAAGCTTGTTCACCGAAACGGGCGGCATGAGCCGCTCTCCGATGTAGTCGTCGTTTACGTAGGCGATCGACAGCTCCTGAAGCGTCTGCGCCTGCGTCACTGCGCCAGGAGTGGCCTGGAGCTTGACGATTCGCTCCTCCGCCGCACGGAAGAGGTCGGGCTGCTCGGTGCGAGCAGCGTGGAGAGCGTTGACCTTGCGGTCGAGCGCGATGCCGCGCTCCGTGCGCTGCCCGAGGGATTCGGCGTACTGAGTCTTGGGTGCCATGTTGATCCTGTGTGGGGTAGTGGGTGGCGCGCGGGTCAGGCGCTGGTGGAGGGGCGGATCCCGAGGTTGACGCCCATCAGCTCACCGGCGACGCTGCCGGTCTGCACCGCCATGCCGATGCACGTGCGCACGGCAGCAACGCCAGCCGTCATGTTGGTGACGCCGTCGAAGGCCGGATCCACCTGGCAGAACAGGCCGCGCGTCAGTGCCGCGGCAGTGCCGACGCGGCACGGGACAATGCACGGCGAGCCGAGCAGCACGACCTCGACGTTCTCACCAGCGACGCACGGCCAGGTCCCGGTGGCGTTCCCAGGGAGATACGCGATACCGTAGATGGGGTCGGTGACGGCACCGGCGGGCGCGACGGTTCCGGCAGCCGCGAGCACGACGGGCTGGCCCTGGAGCACGGTGCCGCCGGCCGTGACGGCTCGACGCTCGATGAGGGCGGTCTTCTCGATGTTGCGACGATCACTTGCGGGCATGGCTGCCTTTCACGCTCCGCGGACGATGGCCGCGAGCTTCGATTCGGGGTCGGTGGTGAGGGTGTTCTCGGGCAGGTCGGTGCCCGTGACGTTCGAGAGGATGACGAGGTCGGGGCGGGCGCTCATGAGGCGTTCGAACAGACCAGGGTTGCATGCGCGGAGTTCGGCGTGGGCCTCGACCTCTGCCGGGTAGAGCTTCTTCCCGACGAGCGACTGCACGGCATGCAGGTTGAGCGCGGCGGCCTGCTCGGAGGCAAGCGCCTGCACTGTGGCGCGCTCGGCCTCGAGTTGCGCGATGCGCTCCTCGCGCGCCTTGATCTCGGTCTCGGCGCGCTGAGCAAGCTCGATGGCTGCCACAGCGTCTGCCGTTGCCTTCTCGAGCGCCGCGCGCCCATCGGCAAGCTCGGCCTGCATCTTGACGATCTCTTCGTTCATGGGCTTCTCCTGCGAGTCGTTGGCGGCACGCTGCCGCGCTTCGATCGCGCGACGCACGACCGACACATCAACGGAGGCAGCAGCCTCCAGCGCTGGGGTTGAGACGTCGGCGAATCCTTGCTTCACCGCGTCCTCGCCAAACATCCACGTCTCCTCGGTCATCATCGTCAGCACCGACTCGCGCGCGAGCGGGAACCCGCGACGGGAAGAGCTGGTAACGTAGGTGTCGGCGATCGTCTCGTTGACCTGCCGAAGCAACTTGGCGCGCTCCTCGAGGTCCCGAGCGTTTCCGCTAGCGTATGACGACGCCTCGTGAATCATCAGCGCCGCATTCGCCGGCACCTCAACGTAGTCCGCCGCCGCAACGATGACGCTCGCGGCGCTCGCGGCAACACCCTGCACCGTAGCCGTGATGCGCGTTCCCTTGTCGGCGCGCTGGCGCAGCAGGTTGTAGATCGCGACACCCTCGAACGAGTCTCCGCCGAAACTGTTGACCGAGAGGTGGATCTCCTTCGCCTTGCTCGACTTCAGCGCAGCGTGAACGTCCTTCGCGCGCAACCCCTCGCCAGTCCAGAAGTCCTCGCCGATCGTGTCGTAGACAAGGATCTCGAGCACGTCAGGAGCCGCTGCGTTCTCGACGCGGATGCCCATCCGGGCTCGTGTTGCGTTCGCCATTAGTTGCTTCCGCCGTCGTTGCTTGTGTCTTCGCTTCCGGATTCGCCCATGCCGGACGTGTCAACGGTGACCTCGATATCGAGCGTCTCCTCGTCGCCCTGAGCCTCTGGGATGCCGGCTTCCTCGCGCACCCAGTGCGCCGGGATCCGGCGGAGTCCTGCGGAGCGGAGCTTCTCGAGACCCTCTCCGAACGCCTTGAGGTCGATCGTGTCTTGGGTGACAAGCGCAATGCGCGGTGGGCGCACCCTGTCACCGTAGTTCATGGCCGCGAACGGCGCGGACACGCCCACGTTGAGCGACTTCGTCACGACTCGCACGTTCGAGTTGCGGACCGCGTCTCTGCCAGTGGCCTGCACTTCACCTAGCGACCGGGCCCCGCGGGTTCCGGCGTCGATAGTGAGCGTACCCTCGAGAACTGCCTTGCTCATCTCGTCGGCGAGATGGTTGATCAGCTCCTTGTGGGTGCCCCCGCCGGAGCCTGAGCTTTGGTTCTTGGGCCACTCGATCAAGAGCTTCACCGTCTCCGGGACGGTGGCCTTTCCGGTGCTGGTGAACCGCTCGATGATGGTCGCGAGGTGGTCGATGTCGCGCTGCGCCGCGCCCTTCTGGTAGGTGCCGATGACGCTTGGCTTCCAACCGATCTCACCGAGCGTCAGCCAGTCGCGCAGATCCCAGTTGCGGCCGAGCGCCGCCCAGATGAGGCACCGCGCGAGTCCTTCGCGCATCGCGACGTCTCCGTTGATTCGGCGCCGGATGGCAACGAACTTCCCGGGGTACTTCTCGACGAGGTCTTCTCCTCCGCGGTCAACGTTTCCGCGGCCGGCGCTGTCGAACAGTAGCTCGCCGTCTGACTGACGGAATGCGAACCGCCGGCACGATACCGGGCGGAGGAAGGTGGGAGCGATGAGCCGCTTTTCGGAGAGCTTCCAGTCGATCTCGGCGTAGGCGTACCCAAACGCCATCGACTCGCCAACGAGGTGAGAGATACCAGCCTCGTGGTCAGCGGATTCCCACGCATCGATCAGTGCGTCGGTGCATTCCTGCTCGGCAGGCGTCGGGTCCTTCGGCGGAGCGACTACCCAATCCAGGCTCGTGACGTCAGTCTCTGCGGCGCCCATCACGGACTGGAGGTGGCAGTCCTTCTGACGCGACTCGTGGAACAGGTCCACCATCCGTGCGGGGCGGCCTCCGTCTGCCTCCTGCAGGATGTTCGTGACGGAGATCGGCGTGAGCCCTCCGCCGATGCGCGAGAACTGCTGCCACACCGGAAGCGTCGGTAGCGGAGCTACCTGGACGGATTCAGGCGTGGCGGCCCGAGCGGCCACCGGTTGCGGTCGCGAGAAGGGCCACATGTGGAAGGGCTCTGGTCAGACGTAGGCGACGATTGGAGTGCACGTGCTGGTGCCGTAGATGCGCCGCACGATGAATGTCTCGTGGTCTCCAGTGAGGCACGGAACGGTTACCACCGAGCCGTCGAGGAACTGCACAACGAGGTTCCCGTCTCCGTTGACCTTCACCTCACGGAACGGAGTCTCTCCGCCGTTCGCATCGAATGGGCACCCCATGTCCACCACGCCGAACGTGAACTCGCCCGCCGCACCGAGCTGTGCCGGGATGGCGATGCTCGTCACGCTGTCCAGTGGCGTGGCGCTGGTGATGGTCTCGCCGCCACCAGCGGCGGTCAGCGTCAGGGACACGGTGGCAACGGCTCCGCCTCGCGTCCCTGTCACAACGATCGGCTCCGCAGTGTTGTAGGTCGCCGCGTCCACCGTGGTAGTGACGGTGATGTACCGCGGGAACTGGAAGCCGGCTGCCTGCACCGCACCGTTCAGCCCGGCGCCGTTCACGACGGACGCGACGGCCTGCGTTGCCAGCAGTGTCACGATGCCGTCAGCGTCCGTCATCCCAGCGGCTGTGGACGTGTAGGCGCGCGGGCTTGAGTGGATGGCGGTCGGGACCATGTTAGACCGGCAGGAGGGTGATGATCACTGCGCCCGCGGTCGTGTTGTCCGTGCGGCGCAGGAAAATGTCCGAGGCCGCAGCGAGGTCGGCTGGAAGCGCCGTCACTGCCCACGGGATGACTCCAGCGACGGCCACAGACATTGCGTTGCTCAGCGCCGTTCCAGCGCCCGCAGCCTGGTCGAAAAGCCGCCACGTGTCGCCGGCGCCAACGGTCGTCACTATCGCCTCGACGCGGAGGATGCGGCACCCTAGGGGGACGCTGTCCGTCACGAGCACGTCGTCAGCGACGTTCCCGACGCCAGCCACGACGGGGACGTGAATCACGAATGGTACGCCAGTCACGCCGACGGCTCCGGCACCCGCCATCGTCACAGCACCGTCCAGGTGCGTGGTCAGCACGCTGCCAGCGGCCAGCCCGGTACCAGTCGCGTGGATGAGCCAACGTCCAGTAGCTGGCGCATCGTCGGGTACCAGCACGCCGGCACCTCCCGCCGCGGCAGACGCCGCGTCGAAGACCCACGCCATCTGCGTCGCGAGGTTGACCACGAGCATGCCCGCGGCGCGGTCACCGGGGACGATTGCCGTGATGGCGGCGGCGTTTGCGTAGGTGCCACCGGCGCGGGCGCTGACGTCGCGAGCGGCACGGTCGCCGTAGTGGAGGATTGACATGTTCGTTCGTGCTCCGGTGGTCTGTGGTCAGAATCCGCGCCCGCCGAGTCCCGCCCAACGGGACACCGGCTGCGGGACGTAGGTGTCACTGAGTGACGCTGCAGTAGCGTTCTCCGCGTAGATGGCGAGGGCCAGCGCGTTTGCGTGGTCGGGGCTTCGCTTGAGGCGCTTTTTGATGGTCTTCTGCGGCTCGACCTTGATCTTGCCCCGCTCGCTCAACTGGTAGGTTGGGGCCACGAGCTCGCGCTCGAGATTCGGGTTCGGCTCGATCGCACCTGTGACGAGCCACTCGCGGCAACCCCACCACATCTCGTCTCTGGCGAGGTCGAATCGCTCGCCATCGACTGGGCTTTGAGCTGCGTTGACGCCGATCACCGTAACAGCGTCGTCGTCCTCGAATGCCTGGACGACGAGGTCAACGACTCCAGCGCCGAGTCCGCCCTCGTCGATGGCGACCCGCACCGGCTCGTGCTCGTAGCGCAACTCGCGAACAGCGTTGACGATTGCGCCCGCAACCATCGGAACTGGCGCACCGTGTATCGTCTGGTAGATGCCGCCAGCGTTGCCGCGCAGCCCTGCTATCACCGTGTCATCGTCGCCGTAGCGGGCGACGTCAACCCCGAGGCATAGCGCCCCGTCGTCGATCAACTCCCCATCGTCTCGGTACCTCGACAGCGCCCCCTCGAGCGATGCCAGCGGGACCACCACGTTGGGTCCGCTCGATGGGAACTCTCCCCTGACGCGAACATCGTAGACCGGATCGCCAGGGCCTCCGTACTCGGCCGCCATCTGCTCGGCCCACTCGGTGGCCGCGAGCCCAGGAACGATGACGCGCCCGGCGAGGATGTTTGGCGACTCGAGCGACGAGATCGAAAGCAGCGCGCCAGGCTTGAAGACGTGGCGCTTGTCGTGGAAGTTGTCGAAGAAGTGACCGCTCGTGGTCGTCGGGTTGCCAGTCTCGACGAGCTTGCCT